AACAGCGCCAAAAGTCTGTTGAGGGTCGTCGCGATATCTTCTCTAAAGGTCTTGCCAGTATGATGTCTAACTTCTGATGCAGCCATCCCAACAGCCTGATTTAAATGCCGGCTTTAATGCTGATGCGTTTCAGAATCTACTGAATCAATGGCGTGCATCAAAAGATAAAAAAACACGTCTGGCTAAATCCTCTCCTTCACCGGACATTGCTGTACAATAAACAAAACTTTTACCATGACTAGTAGCGTACCCGCTGGACAATCCAATACCGATGATTGGTTTGATCTAGATAAATATCGGCAAGCTGCTGGCGTGGCTTACGAGTTTTCTAAAAAGAAAATGGAGGAGTCTGGTGCACAAGAACGTGAGACCATCGGTAAAGGAGCAGAAGAACAGCGCACCTCTGCCGAACAGGGTCAGAAGTTCAAGCAAACAGATGAAGCCAGGGACTACGGACAGTCCCAGCGAGCTTATCGATATTGATGTCTTCCAGCACTGGATAGACAATCAAGATATTCCAACACAAGAATCATTCCTTGCTTTTTGCCAAGAAACATTCTCAGTTGTTGAGTGTTTTTTGTATGCAAAATACCTGGGCTATAAGGGATCAATTTCGACTTGTGATAATTGGGTTACAAGCAAATATCCAAAGCCGGATCACAGGAAGATCTTGTTGGATGAAATCAATTCAATGCAAGAAGACATAAGACGCTTGAGGGAAGATATTGAAAATCTTGCCGTAAAACGTGATGCAGGTGTTGCACGTATTGCTGCAATGGAAAAAGAACTTCGCAGCACGATTAACCAAGTAGAGCAGTTTACTAACGTAAAAGATCGCAGGGCTTTGATGATGGCTGGTGCTGACCAAGCTTTTCGTGAGTTAATGTCTATCTTTAGAGATGATCCAATTTCTGGTCCTTTGCACGATGCATCTTTGAGTGTTTGGGCAAAAATTCAAACCATGGACTAAGTTAAAATAAATACAATAGCTTATACCTAATGGACAAAGGTAAGACACCTCCTCAGTTTCTGGCGCACCTCAAAAAAAAGGAAGCACAAAAAGAAGACGGAACAGAGATGAGTGATAAAGAAAAGCATAAAGCAGCACTTGATAAAGCACGTAAATATCAAGAACAAAAAAGGAAACAACCCAAACAGAAATAGGTTATAGTCAGGTAACAACTGTCTATCTACATGTCTTCTCACCTTAGTCTTGCGTATCGCCGTAACGCACAAGCGGCAATTAGGAACCATCGCGTACGCAAGCATAAAGACGAAGACCTTCTGCAAAAAGCTAAAAAAGATTTTGGATACTTTTGTGAATATGTTGCAGATAAACCTCCGGCCCAACACCACAAAAATTGGCATCGCTACTTTGTAACTGAACAAGACAGTAACTGTTTGATTAAGATTGCTGGTCCAAACGTTGACCTTCTTGCGCCACGTGGTTCAGCAAAAAGTACAATTCTTGGCCTGCTTACGGCTTGGGCAATTGGTATTCACACAGATGCCAAAATGCCTTTGCAAATTCTTTACTTGTCTTATACCGTAGATATTGCTCGTTCTAAGTCAGCTACTATCAAACGCATTATAGAAAGCAAAAAGTATTCAGATGTATTCCCAAGCGTACGCCTTCTTAAGAACGTAACAAGTAATGAGTACTGGTCCATTGACCATAAGTTTGCAGGTATCGAGGTGACTGGTGATGAACAGTTTACTTTGTGTGCTGCTGGACTAAAAGGCTCGGTGACTTCCAAGCGTTCACATCTTGTGATTATTGATGACGCCATCAAGTCAGCATCTGATATTTCAAACCCTGATATCAGAAAGATGATGCAAGACAACTGGAACGCAGTGATTGCTCCCACCATGTTTGAAGGAGGACGCGCCATCTGTCTTGGTACTCGCTTTAGGCACGATGATATTCATGCAACAACCTTCAACGAACAAAACAATTGGCAGCAGATTGTTCTTTCTGCCATACAAACGGATCCCGTAACAGGAGAGGAGGAATCCTATTGGCCTGAAATGTGGTCCATTGATTACCTTAAGGAAAAGAAACGACAGGCACCTATTGCTTTTTCGTTCCAGTACATGAATCAAATTGTACGTCAAAACGAACTGTCGCTATCGCCTGAGCTTATTGTCAAAGCAGAGATCTCTACAGAGTTCGATACCCTAGGGGTTGGGGTTGACCTCTCTGCTGGAACAAAAGAAAAGAATGATTACACTGTGATGGTTCTTGGCGGTCGCATTGGCGACCGCATCCACATCATCGATTACCGAAGACTTCGTGTCATGGGTAACTTGGAAAAATTAGATGCGCTTAAAGAATTACTTAATGATTGGTCGGTATTGGGCCGAGACGAAAGCGGTAATTATTTCCCGACTTACTCCACGTGTGACATCTGGTCAGAAGCAGTTCAGTATCAGGCCTCCCTGGAAGCTGACTTTAAACGTGTGTGTTTAAATAATGAAGGTCTTTATAACTTAATTTGGCATCCCGTCAAAGGATTCCGTGCAGATAAGTTGGCTCGTTTTAGAGGCATTATGGGCATGTTTGAAGATCGAAAGATTATCTTCAATCGTTATCGCAACTTTACCAGTATGTTTGAGGAGTTGACAAATTTTGGCGTAAGTAGTCACGACGACACGGTCGACGCGTTAGTATGGTTGGTAACAGGTCTTGCTCGCAAAGGTCAGTTACATATTGATTACTGATCTTAGAATTGTAAAAAAGTTTTTGGCAAGTGGGACCGGAGTATTTAGCCATTGGCGTAACGGCAATTATCTCCGCTGTCTCGGGAGGCACCTGGGTCGCCAATAAATTATTTGCGCGGTTCCATGACAGAATCCAAGGGCTTAGCAATATGCTGAACGTACAGGATGCCAAGTTGGAACAACTAGAAAAAGAAATTAACCGTTTGCCGCTTGAGTACGTTCTCAAGGCTGACTTCCTTAGAGAAATTCAAGAAATGCATGAAAACTTTAGGCAAATCAACAACAAGCTTGATAAGCTTATTGAAAAGCTTTTGGCCAAATGAGCGAGTACATCATCGAGGTTCAAGAAGATAGCATCACAGGAGAACTCTTCATTCAGTTCCCTGATGAAATTACTGAAGAGCTTGGATGGCAGGAAGGAGATGTTCTTCAGTGGAAATTAAAAGGAGAAGGAATCATCTTAAAGAAAATCAACGATGATGCCGGGTACGAAGTTATAGAAGAGTAAAATAAAGATACTAATTGTTACTGAATATGTACTTGGCGGGTGAGTCTAATATTCCTGGTGCACCAGGTAACCTCATGGCAATGACGCCTTCTTTCCAGATTCAAGGCGCCAGGCCCCGCTGGAACATGCCTATCTTGCCCGGCGAGAGGGGTGAAGATGTTCCACGTACCGTCATCCCCCGCCAAGGTCCAGAAGCCTTCCCGCTGCCCCCTGGGCGGCCTATGCTTCCGCAAGCGATGGGTGGTATGGCGCCCATGGGTAACGCTAGTTTCTTTTATGGCCCACAGTATGGCCAACAACAACCGTTGATCGGTATTGGCGGTAAGTACGTCTCTTGACCGACCTAAGTGCTAAGATTAAAAAAGCAAAGAGTTGTAATAGTTAATGGCTGTTGACGCTAAAGCCAGGCTAAAAGAAATTATTGACTCCTACCTAGAAAAAGACGGTGGGGCAGGAGTTGATACTGGCATTGTTGCGGCCCATCTTGCTCAGATGAAAATGTTTGGCATCCGTCAGGGTGTTGAATTTTTTCCTGGTCAAGATAATTTTGGAAATCAACGCAAAGATTTTATTGATCGCATAATCAAATACAATCAAATTGATGCACGCCTGGATTCCATCTGGGACTATTACCTGTGTGACGGGCAAGGCCTTTTTTACATTCGCCCCACGGAAAGCAGCTACCGTCTTTATTACTTCCGTAAACACGAATATCGTACCTACTACGATATTGATGGAGAGTTAGACGAAGTTGTAATCATCTACAGCTATAAAGTACGCAATGGAAACGGTTTCAATCAAGACATTGGTCTTCGCGATTTAACTGGCGTAGATGTAGGAACTCCTGGAGCAAAGCGTTATATTCGTCTGTCAATCAAGCGCAAAACAATTGAAGAAACTCATTCAGAAGGAGAAATTTCTTTTGACCAGCCTGCCGGCATGGCAGCTGGTCGCACCACCACATTTAAAAACACTTTAGGTTTTATTCCTTGTGTAGAGATTTTCAATAATCCCAAAGGATTTTCTACAGAAGGAGTTGGAGAATTTGACGCCCTAGCCAATCATATTTGTACGCATGACGAAATGATTCGTACCATGCGCAAGAACGTTCAGTTCTTTGGTAATCCAACTTTACTTTCCTCTCGTCCTAAAACAGATCTAATTGAATCAGGTGGAGATGCAAATGTTGTGCAGCGTCCTTCTATTGCTGCTAACTCAGGCTTTGCAAGTCCTTCTGCTTTAAGTCGTTCTACCTTTAAGTCAGATCCCGTAAGTCGTGGCGTTGATGGAACAATCAGAGTTCCACGCGTAATCGCCAACCTGGAACCAAACGACCGTGTCGGTTATATTGTTCCTGATGCTATCACTGGTGACCAAAATGCTTTTGCTCGCCAGTATCGCGAAGAAATTCGTACTGCTCTTGGTGGTGTTGACGAACTTTCGATTTCCGCTGGTGTAACCGCAACGGAATACAAGTCTTTGTTTGGTCGTGTTTCAGCTACTTCAAAGAAAAAAGCAAACGCTATTTACACGTATGGCATTTGCCGTTGCCTGGAACTAATTATTTATCAGGAAGAACGTTTGTTCCGCGAAACGCTTGCTGCTGCAGCAGGACTAGAAAGGCCCGTGGAACCTGCAGATGACGCTTCTGAAGAAGAAATTGCTTTATACAAACAAGCCCTTTCTGCTTTTGAAGATAAAGTTAAGCAGTTAATGATGGCTTGCGTTAAGACCCAGCAGGTACCACCTGGTGTCTTGGGTCTTATCCCAGATGGTGATTTAACCATGCTGTGGCGTTGGATGGGTCCTGTTTATGAGGACTCAACACAAGATGTTTTAAACAATAGTATTGTCGTAAGAAACCTACAGGAATTAGGTGTTGATAGCATTGAAGCACTGAAATACCTCTTCCCGTCTAAGACGGATGAGGAACGGGCCGAGATGTTATCTGGGTTCCCATTCAGGATGGTGGGTGAATTACAGAATGCTTATTCTTCTTTCGCTCGCTTAGTGGGGGGCATGATGCAGACTCCTCACCCGCAAGCTCCGGATCTTCCGATGGCTGCGGATCCAAGATTGGATTTAACGCCATATCTGTATCGAACTTTAGAAGCCTTACAAAAGGAGATGAGTTATGCAGGACGCTACCGTCCAATCGATCCCACAGACGAGCCAAGCACCCGCAGCCGTCGCCCCGAGCAGCTACGTGGTGGCAGCACCGCAGGCGGCTCCGGCACCCAGCTACCAGGCTCCAGTGGCTTATCAGGTGGGTACCAGCTACCCCCAAGCGGTACCTCAGGCGAACCCCAGCTACCAATCCGCCCCTACTCAGTACGCCCCCCAATACCAACCGGCGGACCAGGGCAACAGCAACCCATGGGAATCGGCGTTCAACAAGGTGGTGAACCTGCTGAGCGCACCAGTCCAATCCCCGTTCCAGGCTC